CGCGTGGAAAAACAGAACGACAGATAAAACAAATGCTGCACCTGAAAGCACTCCCGATAAACCGGAACCCGGCCCGGAGCCGCCTGTTGCGCCCGCCCCCATACTCCCCGGCATTGCCGGTGGCGGGTTAGGCGATGCGCAACTATGGCAGAAAATAGGGCAACCGGGCTATAAACCAACGCCGGACGAGTTTAAGCGGGCAAAGCAACTCAGGGACAGCAGCCTTAAAGGAGGCTAATAAATGGCAACTGGATACACTACCACAACCGTACTGACTGATTCTTTAGATGATGTCCGAAGTTCAGCCAGGATAATCAGGGAATTTGAAGGCGTTATGTCTCAGCTTGTAGACAGGCGCTATCTCGGGGATGGACTCGGCCCCAACTGGAACGAAGTCTCTTACTCACAACTTACCGCAGCCGCTGTCACAGAGCAGACCGACCTTGACGACAACTTCCAGCAGCTTGCCGATTCCCTGCTGACCATCACGCCGACCATGATCGGTATTTCCACCTTCCTTACCGACAGGTTAAAGGCGATGATGAACAAGACCGGCTATGCGGAGATCGGCGGTCTGGCTATGAACGCAATCCTGCGCAAGATAGACGAGGACGGACTTACTGTACTGGATAGCGCCACCACATCACTGTGCGGCGCTGGTTCGACGTTGACCTCCGGCCATATCTCGGCTGCTACCAGTCGCATCACCGGCAACGCAACCGAACCGGGCAAACCCCCGATTTACTGCGTACTGCATGGCTACCAGATCAAAGACATCGCCGACGAACTTATTGCCGGTGTCGGCACGTACCCTATCGAGGATGGCATAACGGCTACCGTTTTCAAAGAAGGGTATCGTGGCGTAACCAATGCTGGCGGAGCCAAGATATTCGAGGACGGCAACATTACCATTGACAGCTCAGATGACGCAAAGGGCGGTGTGTTCGCTAAAGACGGTATCGTGCTGGTAATGAAGCGTGACATTGACGCTAAAGAAAAGTACATGCCGAACATAGGTGGCGGCGGCAACGCAGTCTATATCTATGTCGACTATGCTTACGGCGAACGCAGTTCCGGCAACTGGCTGTATGAAATCTACAGCGATGCCACAGCACCTACTTCGTAAGTAGGGAAGCGAATATCCTACATCTGACCAAAATAAAAACAATCCCGTTAGCGTATAAGAGAATAGAGTACGGCGGGAAGGAGAAAAACAAATGGCAACTATACCTGGTTCTTTCGGAAGGGTACGTATTTTCGAGGACTTCTTAGGGTTCAATACCCCTGCTGGCAATACTGCCTGGGCGCTTCTTGGTGTTTGTCCTGTAGGCCAGTTATCAATGACATCGGTAAACGAAGGTTCTTTAGCGCCAACATTTGATGAACCTGGCGGAATAATGGCGATTACCACAGATACCGGAGACAATGACAATGCTGCGCTGTTCGCGGGCGTATTCAAACCGGCTGATGGTGGCTGTGTCATGGAGGCTCGCTTCAAGGTGGCTAATGTAACTACAGCGGCCCTCTACTGTGGCTTCTCGGAAACACTGGCGCTTGATACTCCCGTCATGCCCGCTGAGTTTGCAACGGCAACCATGACCTATGGCGGGGCCGGTTCAATCATCGGTGCATCCTTTGACCCGGATGGTACTACCGCTGACTGGCGAGCCGTGTTTGGCGATGGCGGAGCCGTCAAGTCCAATGCGGACGCAAACGGAACTCGCGCTTACCAGACAGTGACTAACGATTACTGGCAAATTGTCAGAGTCGAGATCGGCGCTGATGGTGACGCATGGGTTTATGTCAATGGCAAACTCATTAAAACCATTAAGGACGCCTGCACCACGACCGATGTCCAGCACGCGGTATTAATGGTAGAAAACAGGTCCGGCGCTGCCAACATCCTTGAAGTAGATTACTTCTATGCCGAGGGCGCACGCGACTGGGCGGACGACTAACAAATAGCCTTTGGCGGTTGGGCTTTAACTAACCGCCGCCTTAATTCAAGTACTGACTAATCAGTATTAAGGAGAAAAAGAATAATGGCAAGAAATACAGCAGCTATTAAAAGGGGCTTTTCGTGGGATTCAGCGAATAGTGCCCTTGACATCTTTGTAAATGGCACAAAATCCTACACATTTACTACAACGGCGGTAACAAATCTTCCCGCCGGTTCATCTGAAACAGTAACAACCGCATCGGCCTTTTATCCTGCTGCGAGCGATGGTAATGCTCTCGGTACTGCTTCTTATATGTGGGCGGACCTGTTCTTAGCTTCAGGTGGTGTTATTAACTGGAACAATGGCGATGTAACTCTCACCCATGCTGCAAATGCGCTTAACTTCGCCGGTGGGTGCTTAAATATGTATGCCAGCGGGTCAGAGTATGCATATACAGCAGGGACACCATGTTTCACGTTGTATGCCACAAATGCAGGCACAAGCGGCAGCACAAACGCCGAACCTTTTTATGTCAAAAGCATCCTTACCGGCGCCGGCCAAGTCGGAGGCAGGTCAAGATTCGATTGTTATAGCAATGTAGTTTCTGGCGGTTGGGTAAACGCACTCAAGTCATACATGGAATTTGGCGCAAGTGGGAAAACAACAGGGCTTGCATCTTCAATGTGTGTCGAAATGTCATTGCCTAATGTAGACCTGGGTTCAGGCGGCGCATATTTCCCACTTGAAATCGAACACACATCAGGCGGGACTTCCCTTGTGACAGCAGGAGCCCTGTCAGGCAACCATACAGGGTTTATTTACATGGCTGCCACCGGTGATGAAGATGGTGACTTTGACGATAACGGTTATCTATTCCATATCACAGGGCTAACATCGGGGTCAGGTCATTTGTTCTATGCCAATAAGAGCGTACCGTTTGATGCCTATTTAAAGATAGGCGTTGGCACTGCAACCTACTATATTGGACTATTGGCACAGCAGTCCGCTGCATCATCTTAACAACAGTAGGCTTCAGCCGGTGAGCCTTAATCACCGGCACAATTACATACAGGAGTGTTATGAAATTATCGGTATTGGACAGGTTAATCATTCTGAATGTATTACCAAAGGAAAATGATGTAACCACATTAAGGATTATCAGGAAACTAAAAGAGGAACTAAGTTTTACTGAGCAAGAATACAAAATGCTTCAATTTGTAGGTGACGAGAAAGGCTTGCGTTGGAACATCGAGGCTGATATTGAAAAGGACGTTGAGATCGGGGAAAAGGCAACCGATATTATTGCGGAGGCATTTAAAACACTTAGTTCCCAGAAGAAACTTCACGAGGAACACCTGGGTACATATGACAAGTTTGTAAAAGAATAACACACTTTCCTTGAGTGTGTGAAAAGGAAAATAAAATGCCGAAATTAAGAACAAGTGATTGGTTAGATGTGACGGTGGAGAAAGATGACGCATCGAAATTAAGCGCAGCTACCGATCTTGGTTTGCCGTATCGCTCGGTGGATGTACTCGTAACCAATTTGGCTACGAGCGCAACAGTAACGCTTCATGTAGCTAAAACACTGGACGAGACTTATTATCCACTGTATTACATCAGCTTGAATGACGGCGATGATGACGCTGCCATAACAACCGCCGGGACAACTGCTATTGCCGTAATATTCCCGTTTTTCGGGTTCCAGTATTTTAAGATTTGTCTAAGCGCAATTCAGACTTCCTCTGATGCCACATTCAAGGTACGGGGGTTTAATTAAAATGCCAAACCTAAGAGTGAGTAACTGGAAGGCTGCAACTGTAGCGAAAACAAGAACATCAAGCCCTGCGGTAGACATGGAAGCCTCCTATAAATCGCTGGCATTAATTATCCCGACCATAGACAGCGCAACCGTGACCCTGACTGTATCGGATAAATACGACGGGACATTCTATCCTATCTATAGTATCAGCGTTAATGATGGTGACGATGACCCGTTAATTACTACAGAGGGCACAGGGGCGACTGCAACTGTATTCCCTGTATTTGGCTACCAGTTTTTCAAAGTTGTATGTGGTGCTGCGCAGACTTCGGCGGCTGTAACTTTTTACGCCAGGGGCTTTAACTAATGCTCGTTGGCACAAACTACGTACTGAAAGGCGAACCCTGTCTCGGCCTGTATGAACTGAATTATCAAGCACCTGATAACAGCGGCTTTCACCGATACCAGATCATTCTTGTGATCCGCGACGATCATCCGGCGGAATACCGCAAGGACTTAGGGCCCTCAAAGAAGTTCAAGGGTATCGACCAGTTCCGTATACCAGGCGGGGTGATAGACGAACAGACAAGCAAGATATACATAGAACATACAGTTACCGAATTACAGGACATTGCGAACCACATGCGCGTCAAGGGAAGGTGGGATAAACGAGAACTATCAGGCGCCAATAAAATAAGAGAGTAGCGAACGGGAACATAAAATAAATTTTATCGGAGGACAGCTACATGGTAACTAACAACAGCAACGACAAACTCATTGAGGAAATGCTCAAAGATGCCGAGGGCATAGCAGAACCCGGTACGATGGGAAAGGTCATCCACAGGGGCAACGATGAAGTCCCGGCACCAATGACGGCAAAGGTCGAAAGCGCAGGCTATGTCTACATCTATGACACAGTTACGCACGAAAGAAGTGTCTGCAACCGCAATATGCTTCCCGGCGCATTAAAGAAGAAACGACCTGACGGTTCGCTTGTTTACACGACAGCACGGCCTATCGAACAACCCCGCAGGGGCGCACTTAAATGCTTACTGCATCCGGACGATCCAAACCGCGAGCATTATAACGATCTCGGTCTGGCAACCTGCATGAAATCAAACCTGACTTCTCCATTCCAGGTCAAACGGCATATGCAGAAACGGCATCCGATGGAGTTTGCAACCATCGAGGAAGAACGGATTGCCAAAGAAAAGGCAGATGACAGGGCGTTTCAACAGGCAATGATGGCGGGTGCTGTCGGGGGCAAGGGGATTGCTACCCCTGTTATCGAAAAAACGCAGGAGAAGCCTCTAAAGGCCGAAAAAGTAGAAACGGTGGCAGATGGCCTTGATTGGGACAATGCCGAGGTTTATGTAAGCGATAAGCCTGCCAAAGAAAAGAAATCTAAACGCAAGTAGGTGAGATATGTCCACTACGCTCGCTAACGCACGTATCCAGCTTTCAAAGGAAATCGGGGACTACTGGGCATCAACTACAACTTCAAGTGGCAGTACCACTACTGTTGTAGATACTGCATTAAAGGCCAAGACGAACGATTGGATTTCAGACGCGCCACAGGAAATGTACGACCTGATAACTTCGGGGACTTATGACCAAGAGGAACGTAAGATAAGCAGCCTTGACATCACCACGGGAACGCTTACTACGCTCGCTCATGGCGGTACGATAGGGTCAGGTATTACCTATGAAGTGCACCGTATGTTCTCGGCCTCAGACAAGCGGGTTGCGCTGGTGCAGGCGTGCAAGACCGCGTTCCCTGCCATTTACAGGAAGATAATAAGCACATCCAAGACGATGCGGAACTGGCTGCGCGACCCCGACTTTGAGGATGATTGGACTTCGTCTGCCGCCAATACGTACTGGATTGCTGCGACCTCTACACAGGCAAAGAACACGACTGCGCCGTACTTTACCCGCGGTGTGACTTCCTTGAAACTCACCACCGCCGCAGGCTCGTCTTACCAGAGCAACACGCAGAATACCGATCTGAACCAGCTGGCAGGACAGGATGTCACGTTCAAGGCATGGATATGGAGCGATACCGCCAGCGATACAAGGTTGCAAATTTATGATGGCACTACCACGACATATTCGGATTACCATACAGGTGGCAGCGCGTTTGAGGAATTGAGCGTTACCGCTACGATTAAATCTTCACCATCGGTCATCAGGTTTTCCCTTGTGAGAGGCGGTGCTGCTTCTACTGTCTACATGGATGATGCGCGTGTGTTCGGGCCGCATTTCGGCAAGGTGTATATCGGCGACCTTAACCTGGCTAACAACCTGCCTCACAGCGTAGAGTACAGCAGCGTAAGCATGCAGAATTACGAGGTATGGCAACCTGTTTACAGGTGGGAAGTCGATACGGACGGATACCTGCTGTTGCCCGATACCGTGCAGGATTACATGCTCCGCATCAAAGGCGTAGGGTATCTTGACTTCCTGACCAGTGGTGCTTCTTCTACGGCATGGACGGCTACCGTTGACATCGACAGCCCACAGTTATTGATACTCACTGCGGAAGCGATAATATTTTTATTCACGCAGTTGGTGTTACCCAACTATACCAGCGGCGATAGGGATGCATTTGCAAAGATATTGCAATACTGGCAGGCGGAATTGAAAGACAGGATAAATAAATTCGGCATGGTCCCGCCGCCTGCCCGTTCCAATTGGGGGTTATGATGAACCTTTACCCCAAGAGAAAGATCATTACTCTGTCAAGCAGTCAGGGCGAACTGGAAACCATACAGACCACGATTACCAATGAAGTGCTTAACCAGGTTGATAAACGCAATCTTGGCTTTTTTGATTACCGCTTGCGGATTCCCGTTGGCACGGACAAATATGACTAATAGGAACTTACTCGGCTAATAATCTTGGGAAGGGATTTTAATGCCAGCTATTACATCACCAGCTACAGGCATAACAAGCACCACTGCAATACTGCATGGCAGTTACTCTGGAATTCCACCTGAGGCAATTAAGGTTACTGGATTTTTTGTTTGGATTGATGAAGCTCGTTATAATCCAGACCTTACTTCTTGGGATATTTTTTTTCCGACTATGTATGAACAAGGTGGTGATGGTTCAAGTCCATTTGAAGCGCATTTAGCCGATTTTCCAGAGTTTACTAATGGATGGCTTGAACCTGGAA